GTCCAACGCTACCATTTCCCGATACGTTTAATTCTGCTGCACCTACTGAATTGTCAGTTATTTGACTTGCACCTACAGAATCTAAATCTGCTAAAGTACCATAGTTTAAATCAAGTTTTACTTCAGTTATACTTCTACCTTCTACAGTATTAGAATCAGTAAACTTAGCAAAGTCATTATCTACGACAGTACCAGTAGTATTTACACTTCCAGAAACAGTTGAATATCCATATGCTTCTATTTTATCTGCAATAGCAGCTGAAGTCATTAAGGATGTATTGTTGTCTGCAAAAGATTCGCTAGATAATTGTATAGAGTTTGATGCAAATTCAGAAACAGTTAGTCCTGAAACAGCTATAGCATTAGAACTTACTGAAATACCAGTTCCTGCTCCCACATCTAAAGTAGCAGTAGAAGTACCACCACCTGTAAGTCCATTACCAGCTACTACGTTAGTAACCGTACCAACGTTTCCACCAGCAACCTTATAGACTTGTCCACCATGCTTAGTCCATAGATCATTATTAGCATAATCATATACTAATTCATAATTTTCTATAGAGCCATTATTAGGTGCACCATCACCTCTTTTTATTTTGAACTCGTTAGCCATTATATCCTATTAGTTGGTGTATTCACCGCAATCCCAAGCAATGTTTGTAAGAGTAGCACTATCTAAATTAGATACAAGAGTACCTTTAGTGAATCCACTCATATTGCCTGTAGAACTTGCTGTTGCTGTTGTAGTTCCTAAAGTCCATTTATCTGCACTTTCATCCCAAAATAATGTAGCATTATCTCCTGTAGAACCACGTTCTATGATAAGACCACAGTCGTTTGCATTACTTCCTGCTCCACTATTTAATTCCATTAATGGATCATCTAAAGTGGTATTAGTACTGTTTACTGTAGTAGTTGTACCATTTACTGTTAAATCTCCAGTAACTGTTAAAGCTGATGCAATAGTAATACTATCTGCTAATTTAGCACCAGTAATTGCATTATCTGCAACGTGTGCTGTATCAATAGATCCGTCTACATATTGATCACTATCTACTGAATTAGCTGACATGTGTGCTAAATCAACGGAACCATCAGTTATATGTTCACTGTTTACTGCATCATCTGCTAATTTTGCTCCAGTAACTGCATCTGCTGCTAATTCTGCTGTTGCTACACCCAAATCTTTAATTTGAACTGCTCCACTATTTACTACAAAATTATTTGTAGAAAAAGATGCCTTACCTTTAACACTGTCTGTTGCGTCAGGTGTTAAAATTTCTAAGTCTGTTACTGTTATTGTATTACTTGCTGTTTTTTTACCAATATATAGTTTAGCAGCAGTATTATCCCATGCTAATTCACCATATAACAAAGAGGTTGGTGCTCCAGCACTTGCACCGTATACGCTCTTTTTAATCTGTAATGTATTCGCCATTATTTATCCCCTTATGGTTGATAGCTACCGCCATCTATTGTTTCAGTGTCTAGCACTACTCCGCTAGCAACACTTATTGTTGTTTGTCCACTAGACTCTGAAGTAGAAATACCTGTTCCTGCTACAATGTCTGATGAAAAATTATCTGCTTCTGTTATAATCACATCAGCAGATCCATTATCATATTTAAGTTTATTTCCATCGTAAAATACTAATTTAGTATATACGTCTTTAATTTTATTTGGTCCTGTTAATGTTCCGCCCATTATGTTGTCACTCCTATATCGTCATATGTTGGTTCACTTACACTTGATATATCACTATAACTAGCATCGCTAGGTATAGAAACATTACTAAAAGTATATATACTTCTTGAAACGTCAGTATAAATACTACTGCTTGGATCAACTATAGCTGTTAGACTTACATCTAATGGTATTGATACGTCTTCAAAACTACCATCAGTATTGTCATTAAAATGCTGTACCAATGAATTAAATGATACATTGATATCACTTAATGCAGATAATCCAAAGTTTCCTTTTTTCCAAGTATTTGCCATTACATATCATGTTGTATTACAGAACGCATTCCTGTTATACGTCCTCTATTTTTAAATGCTTTTCCTTCTTTTATTCCTTTTTCAAACTTTTTATCAAAGTACATTGCATGACCCATTCCATCTGGATATTGCTCATATCCTAAGGCAATAGCCTTATCTACTAGATATTGATGAAATTGTGTAGGCAATTCACTCTGTTCTGTCATTGCAGAACTACCAGAGTCTAAGGTATTAAAATGGTCTGCTTTTTTATGATAGTATATTGTAATAGTTTTCACTTCATCTATTGATGAGAATCTATCTTTTGAGCTTTTCAATGGATCTAATAGTGCTATTCCAATAGAATCACGTTCAACCCACCATACATATTGTTTTGTTTTTTTATGATATATTTTATTGTATGATGTCATTATGTTAAATCCCTATATTCAGGTCTTCCTACTAATCTAGAAATTTGTACTGAATTTCCATCAGAATCAACTTTATCTACTGATTTAATTTCTATAATACTTTCTTTTAATCCATAATATCTTTGATTTACAACTGTATCAAATTGAGTAGCTTCATCTAACATAAGAGTTCTAGAGCAAAACTCATCTGATGCAGAGTTTAGTAAATGAATTATTTCATTAGTCCCGAGGTCCGAATGGTGTTTCTTAACACTATCTATCATCTGTTGCAACTTCATCTTCTTCTCCCATTATTTGTTGTGGTATGTAACTTTGCAAGAAAACAGCCATTTCTTGTTGAACTATTTGATATTGTTGAATAAGCCAATTATAATCTTGAGTTACTTCTTGAACTGACATTTGATATTTTTGTACAGCTTCAGCTACTTGAGCAGAATAAGATTCTACTTCAGTTTGATAGTTTTGTATTTCGAGTGCTTCTTTTTGAGTACTTATCTCTGCTTGTTGAATCTTTTGCTGTAGATCTGTTTGGTAAATATTTAATTCTTTTGTAAACTCATTTAGTTCATTTTGGATATCTAGACCGTATTTTTGTACTAATTGAGCTTGTTTTTCTAATGCTACTGCTGCCATTTCTGGATCTTCATCTGTAATCCAATCATCTACGCCTGTACTTCCAGCTGCATAATCTGTATCAGAAGATGGTTTACTATATGTAGGAGCAGTTCCTAAACTACCTACAGTAACAGTAGATACTGATGCAGTGCTTGGAGCACTTATGTCATCTAAACTTAATGCAATAAGAGTGGCATTTTTAACATTCAAAAGCTTTCTAAGTATTTGGCTTGCTGCATATAACACTACCCCTCTATTTAATTCTGTTGGAAAATTAGAAATACTACTATCTCCATGTGCTACCGAAGAATCTGGTGTAATATGTTTTACGGTAGCTGTTTGATTAGCTGTAGGTTCTGGTATAACGCTTAAAATATTATTAGCTACATAATACTTAGGATCTAATTTACTAGTATAATATATGCTATTAACATCTGAATACTGACCTGCCTTATACTCAGGTATTTCTAAACACAATCTAAGCTGACCACTACTATCTGCGTCTTTTCTAGTCACACTAACAATACTTAATACATCGGTCAAAACAAATTGCGGTGAAACATTATTTAAAGTAGACGACTGAGTTAACCTATTTTTCATATCAGGATTTCTCATTACAAGTCTTGTAATAAATTTAACACCTTCTGTTAAATGAGTAGATGCATCAGTTAAATAACTAGAAATACTTCCAGTAATTGTTTCTATATCAGTTCTAAAACTCACTGAACTTTTCCTCCAAATAGATTAGTAAAAGCTGATTTAGCACTAGATAGTGCCTTTTTTCCACCGCCACCTACTCCTCTGGCAGCTGCATTATAAGTTCTGTGTAAAGCTCTTCCAGCTCTTAAAGCTTTTGTACCAGGAATAAGTAGTGAACCTATATTCCAAGCAGCTTGAACTGATCTTTTAACCACATTTACGGCTCCACCTCTTACTGGTTTAAAATATTGCCCAGTTTTAGTGGGTATAGTTTTACCTCTAACCATCTTGGTGGGTCTTCCAACTTTATTTCCGTATGTTCCTTTGCCCTTTGGCATAATAATTCTCCTTTTAATATGGGGGAGTATATTGCAACTCCCCCTATGTTAATTAGCCTTAGCTAAATTTCAATACAGTGTGAGTTTCTGGTAATTGAATTTCTAGACCTGCTTCTGTAAGAACCATGTCTTTTCTACCATCAACGTCTCTGTTTTGAACGTTAGTGATAATTTGAGTATCACGTGATACACCGTTACCCATTAAAGGACGGTATGCTACGTTATTCAAATCGATCATAACAGCTGTGTTTTCATGAATACCTCTGAATAGTGGTTCCATAACAAAGTTAAGGTTACCATAAAGAGTTGATATTCTTGTAACGTTGTGTCCGAAAGAACCTTGTACGTTTTGAATATCTAATCCACTACCAACTTGACTGTTTAACGCCATTGTATTACCTAAGAAAGATGTTCCACCAAGTTTATTCAACCATGATAGTACTTTTCTTGAAGCTAATACTAGTTTTTCACCACTGTTTCCTGACTCAGGAGAGAATACATCTTCCATTGCGTCAATAAAGTGATCGTATGTAGCTGAAGCATAAGCAAAGGTTTTAACTTTACCGAACATTTCAGCGTAAGGTACGATACCCCAAGTTCTACGAACTGGGCCAGTTGATGTTGTATCATCAGATCCGATACCAAATAACATTGCATGCTCAAGATCCATCTTATGTTCCATAAGTTTTTCTTGATATACACGCATGTATTCGTTGTTTACTCCACGATAACGTGTAGCAAGAGCTGTACCAGAGAATAGAGGTACTGCAGTCTTAAAGATCTGACAGTATCCTTCTCTGTTGTAGAACTCATCGTTCCAACCTTCTGGGTCGGTTGATCCTTCAGCAAAAGCTGAACCAACAACTTGACCTTTACCTTCTGCTCTAAAGATTAGTTTAGAACCAGAAGCTGGTGTGATTTCACCCTTAAGGGCTGCATCTGCACCATCAGCTGAACGAGTAGGCTTATAGACTGTTTTGATCCAAGTCATTACAAGTCTAGCTTCTTCTGCTGCTGTTGCTAAGTCAGGTGCTGCTGTGATTTTATAATAAGCAATAGCTGCCGTTTCACTTCCTACTCCAGCATCAGAACCATTAGCATCGTATTCACATTCGATTGCTACGATTTGATTTTCAAGTAAGAAATTCGGTTGTACTGCTGTGTCTACCTCTCTACCAAATTTATCATATAGGCAGTCTACGTCAAACGATGCTCCTGATGCAATATTCCAACCAGAACTATAAGCTGCGGTTGTAATAGCTGCGACCATATTGAAGTTACGTCTTTGATACTGGTGTCTTTGTTCTAAGAACTTGAACACTGGATCGTCTGTAGGTACTTTTGCTACATTTGATAAATAAGTGAAGAAAGGAGATTGTTGAGGAGCTAATTCAGCGACTCTTTCACCGAAGTTAAAGATTCGTCTATCGACATTAATCGATGTTCCCTGAACTGCTTCTCCTGGTATATTACTATATACGTTTGCCATCATTTACTCCATTGTTAAAACGGATTCTTCTTTTTGTATGTTGTTACCATAGAATCCATTAGTTGATCTTCTACTGTTTTTGATGACTGCCTTGAAGCACCTGGTTGTACACCTATTGGCTTAGGAATACTAAGTTTCTCTTGTCTAGATTGCATTAGTGCTTGTTTTTCTTGGGCTTGTGGAGATACTTGTTGAATCTCCTGTGAACCTACGTTCATGTCCATTTGATGTAACTTAACTAAATTATCTAAACTAAGTGAATCTGGACTAGTCATTTTAGACATAAAATCATTAGCTTCCTGAGGAGTGTAGTTATATTTGCTCTGAAGATCAGTTATTACAGCTTGATCTCTTTGCATTTTTTGCACTTCAGCTTCTTGAGCTTTCATTGCACCTACTCTCTCAGCTTCCACCGCTGATGTATAGTCTACCATCTTGTCCATATAACTTTCCCTAGAATCTACATATTTTGCAGATTCACTTTCAGGATCGTCTAGTGCTTCAGAATGAGAGAAGTTAGCAGGTTTATTAGGTTTAACAGGCCTTTCTATTGAAGGTGTCTCCTTTTCAACACGATCTTCCTTAGCAGGAACACTTACTCTTGACATAACATCTGCCATTTGAGATTTTAGCATTTCCACTTCAGCTCCACGTTTATCTGCTTGACTTTGCCAGTATTGATAACTGTCAGCCTCATTCTTGGAATCTGGAGTCTCCTGAACTGAGGAAGGTTCACTTATAGTGGTATCTTCTGGCGTTTCGTTTTTTGCAACAAACGTCTCGTTTTGAGATTGCCCAAAAATATCAGCAAAAATGTCTTCCTGTTGTGAATTAGATTCTGTTGCAGTCACATCTAATCCTTGTTGTTCTTGTACTTCAGTTCCTTTTTTTTCTTCATTATTCATAATGTCTCCTTTTCTAACTCTCCATATCCTCAGCTACCTTACTATATAAGTCCTTTTGGTTAGCTTCTGGTTTTACAGAGTTTATCAGATTTGCTTTTGTGTCATTAAGTCTAGCTTTATATAAGCTAGCTGCCATATCAGCTCTGTTAGATACTTTATCTAACTCTCCACTGAATTTTTCTACCTCTAAACGTTTCTTAGCATGTACTTCTTCACGTTCAGCGGTTTGAAGATCTCCTTTGACCTTCTTTAATTCTTGTTGTAATTGTTCATTCTGAGCTTGTAATTGTTGCATTTGACCAGCACGTTCAAGTACACCTTCAACATCTACTAGTTCTGTCTTCTTAAGAACTTCAACTTGATCAATAAGACCCATCTTAAACATCTCTATATAATTTTGTTGTAATGCCATTCTATTTGATGGTAATGTTGAGCCCGATACAATCACAACGTCATATCTTCCAACTCCAACATCATGAAACTTCTTAACTGCTCCATCATCCATCTGTTGATAGAAATTAATTCTTTCTTCTTTTTCTAACCCATTAGGTTGTAATAAACGAATAACTTTTTCTTCGGTATAAATTTGCTGCATTAAAGGTATCGCAACCTTAGCAGCTTGATTTAACATATTTTCTATGTCATCACGTCTAGATTTAATTCTTCTTTGCCCAAATTCATCTACAACCATTGTACCTCTAGCAGTAGAAGGTGCGTTTGTAGCACCGCCTTGCATTAATTCAAAAATACCAAACCCGTATTCTAGGTCGTATTTAGCATCTGCTTCATTTTTATAAAGCTCATTAGGGAGTGGAACTGGACCAGCGACTATGGGTGCACCTAGCTCAGCATCAAACTCAATAACACTAGTTCCAGCTTTACTCCATTCCTCCTCAATTTGACGGAGGTCTGCTGAGCCACGAGGTATAAGAAGTTTTATATTGGTACTTGTGCTTGCATGTGCAATAATTAATGAACGAATCTTATTAATGTATTCTTGAAGAGGTCTATATAGTCTTACATCAGACTCTGGATAAGGATTACGATGATGAACGTTCATTAACGGTATAATAGGATAGTCTTCAGTTGGCAGCATTCTTTTATATATTAAGTTATCTCCAACAGAAACCACTAATTGTATACAAGGTTTTTCTATTTGATTTGCACTAATTTCACCTAAACCAATTAATTCTTCAGTAGAAATAGGGATTAACACCGTTGTACTACCAGGTAATACATTAGGTGCATCTGTTTCTTCTCCAGGAGTTCTTACTGGAGCTTTTGGTATTAATTGTCCACTTTCATCCATTTCTGGTTCTGGTAATACATAGTGAAAAACAGGTCCCATATCTACTATAACATCTATTAAATCTGCTATTGCATCATCGTCAAAAATTACAACCTCTTCTCCAGTGATTTTTCTGATCTTAATGTACTTCTTTGCGAAATACTCATTAAACTCTGATTCTGTAAATACAAACTCTCTATCAGAAAATGGTTCGAATATGTTGTAATAAGGGTTTAATTCTTTTGTATATCTTTCTGAATACTTTCTCTTAGTATGGAAATTATCATCTCCATCGTCTGTAGAAAACATCTGACCTTCTGTTGCTGCTAAATCTGTAGTAGGACGATCATCGTCATTTATATTGTCCGATTCTGAATTTAGAATAATATCCATATATTCTGGGTATATCTTTTCAGCTGCTTCGTCTGTAATTATTTTAGATACGATTATATGTCCAGCATCTCTTGCATAAGGATCTTTAGAATTTGGATCTATGTATACATCTAATGGGTCAATCGCTTTTATACAAACTTCTCCCTTACCAAGATCTGCATGAGGATCTTGATAAACCTGCATAACACCCATACCACCGACATAGTAGTCATCTATAATTCTTTTTAATTCTTCGTCACCAGAAGATTTTTGCCACATATACTGAAATAAGTCTGAAAATACTGATGCAGTTAATCTATCAGAGTCTTCTCTTGCAGTTGCTCTAAATTGTGGTGAGTTGTATGTAAGTAAAGACTTTGCTGTTTCTACGATTGGGTGAATACGATTTACTACGATTGGTGCTTGACCTCTAGATTCTAGAACTTCCTGTTCTTCTTGAGTCCATTGAGCCCCCGCTCTAAATTCTACTGCTTCTTGAAATTTTTGTGCCCATGTTTCTCGTGCACTTTTGTATTCTTGAAATATCTCTCTAGTTAGTTCAACATCTTCATTTGCTTCTCTAACGTCTACTCTGCCAGGTTCAAAACCAAAAACTTCTTTAAGGTCTAGTCTATTCTGACTTCTCGTTCTTGCTGTCTTCTTTTGTATGTTCTGTGGCATGTTTTCTTTCAAATAAAACATAACCCTTTGGAACTTTTATTTTGTCTAGATTTTTAACCATATTCACAAAATCGTTAAACAAAAGGCTATATTTTTGATCTATATTTTTTTTCATATAGGATACCAACGAAATTAAAGGTTTTTTTGTGAATTTGTCAAGTATTATTTATAATAATTTCCAACTCTTCTTTGGCTTGTAATAATAGTCATCTTCTTCGTCATATACTGCAGTTGCAGTATGTGCTGGCCTATAGCAATTTTTGTTAGCATAAAAGAATCCATCTAATAAATCATCATGCTTACCTCTAGGATATAATAATAGCTCATCCACAAAGTGCTGCATATCTGGTTTTATGTACACTTTACCATTTGCAAACAAAGGTTGAAGACTTTCTAACCTATAAGACTTGGAAGTTCTAGGATTCTCTTTTATTTCTAATCCAGGAATAAACATTCCCATCTGTTCAGACTGTTCTTTAATGTATTGACGTAACATTTCTTGATATCCTACAGATTCTATTCTAGTCTTAGAACTTCTATATTGTCTAAAATTATCTATTACTGCGTCAGCTAAATCTAAGGGTGTAGCTCTTTTTCTATAATAGGGAAGTATAAACCTGTTATTATCTTCATCTATTGCAATATTAAATACAACAGAAAAGTCAGCAGTCTTTTTAGTGCTAGATGCGGGATCGACACCAGTAAACACGTTTACAGGTCTAATCTCTTCCACTTCCTCACCATTTAGGTTCGTCAGTACGAGATTCGACAATCCCTGGTCATCTCTTTCGATAAAGCCATCGTAATAATTAAAGTGCTCTTCTCTAAATAGATTATCTTCGTCTCCTACAATTTGGCAGAGATACTCACGATAAAACACAGATAATCTGTTAATACTGTCTAATTCTTCTTTTTTCTGTATTAATTTTTCTATGGGCCACACTTCTGGCCATAAAGATTCTTTTGTCTCTAATACAGGTCTAAATTCCAATGTATCCCAACCCTTCATATCTTTTAGTGTCTCCACTAAGCAACGTTGGTGCTGGGGAGTACCAATAACAGCAATCTTACCACGGAGAGGATCTAATGATGGAACACCAGATTGTAGCAACCAACGAAGGTTAAACTCCATAGCTTCTGCTGTTTTAGTATTGTTTTCATCTTCAGGGTCATCTAGTATCAACAGAGTAGGACGTTGATTTCCGTGTTTGATTCCTCTTATCTGTTGACCTGTACCCTTACATATAATAACTGATCCATCTTTTAGCTCTATCTCTGTATTTGTCCACTTTCTTGCTGATTGTTGTCCCCAGTAACCAAAAAAATACCTGAACTCCTTTGAATAGTCTAATACATCTTTTATAGTACCAAGAAGCTTTGTAGCGTGAGATTGCGTACGAGAAACAAGAACAACTACCTTTGTCCCCTTATTAAACATAAGGTGGAATAAGGGATAAACACCTGCAACCACAGATGATTTAGCATGACCACGAGGAGCAATAATGTTTAACTGCTTCTTATCTTCGTCATGTAAGCTGTCAACTATCGTATAATGGAAACCTGGAGAGTTCTCACTAAACATATTAGGCATAACCATTCTACCAAATAACAGCATATCTTGCTGCATTTCTAATAATATTTTATCTTTATCCATCGAAAATCACCTTTATGTCCATATCTTTAGCCACATCCTTAAGTGTTGCTATGAATAATAGTAAAGTATTTTTATCCTTCGATTTTATTACTATCGTTTTCTTCACCTGATTCTAGCTCCTTTATTTTAGTAGCCTTTAGTTTTTTAGTTTGTTTTTCGTATGTATTTGCAATTTGATGAGTCATATCCATTTCTAAAGACTCTGTTACCTGCTTAGTCTTAGGTTTCATATCTAAATATTCACCTAATTCTTTAGCTGCACGTATCATATTAGCTGGATCTTCCTTCATCTTTGCTACATCTACCGCATCTTTCATTACGTCAAGAACAAAACCTTCGTCAATGTTCTTCTCTAATAAGACTTCTTTTAGTTTATCTGCCATGATTCTTTTTACTTCCTTTGTTTTTAATAGTTTTTTTACAGCTAACGCTGGGTTTTTCTGGTCAGGCCTGTATATTAGCCCTAATTTGTCCATATCTGGTCTTTCTCCTGCCATTTTATAGGCTAAAAAAGCATCAATGGCTAAATCTGCCCTATCTCTGTTGGCTTCTAGCTCACTATAGCTCTTTGTAGAGACATTAGAGTAGTTTTTACTAGCATATCTAGGTTCAAACTCTAATTTACCCGTATCTGACACCCATTGTCTACCATACGGGTATACCATCTCTATGGCTGTGGCGTAGTAATTACGCCCTAAGCACTCGGCAACGTACCCATCGTCACTGATTCCCCACTCTGTGGGTTTACATTTAGACCAATGCTTATATTTCTTACCCAATTCTTTAAATTCTTTTTCAGGGTAGATATAGTAGTCAAAGTCTTCAAAGTTATTTATCTTCAGCTTTCTCGTTATCTTTATCATCTAGCTCTTTATTTAACTTATCTTCTTCGGATATTACATCATCCTTATAGTTGTCCTCTAAATACTGAACAAACTCTTTTTTATTATTGTTGAACTTAACATATTCATCTAAAGCCTTATCTGTAGTAAACGATGCTTGCTTTAATGTATTGATCTGTAACTGCATTCCTTGCATTATACTCATCATATCTCTATATGTTAACTTTTTTTTAGCTTTCTTCATTTTTTACTTGACATCCTTTTTTAATTGCCGTATACTTATAGTATACTTTAAGCATTACTACCATAGATAGAATACTTTAAGTATACTAGTTGATTTCCCTTTCCATTTCTACATCTAAATTCATTGCCTCACTTACACATAAAATTTCAATTTCAGCTATATGCTGTTCTCTCATAGCTATATGTTCACTGTTATTAGGATCAAAATCAACAGAAACCCAAGTATTCTTAACAGGATCATACTTTTCTAACTTTTTAGGTGTAGCAAATTTTTCTAAAAATTTTTTTGGTATTTTCATTTCTTCTTAATCTAAGCACAATATTTGAAAAATGCAATTAGATTGTATACACTTGGTAAATATCAAACCTACTCTCCCTTGTTTTGCTTTCAATCTTCCTAATTTGGTTGAAAGTCGTTAGAAATAGTTAAATTAGGGAATGTGAGTTAATTATGAATAATTCAGTTGAATGTAAAGCATTATCTGGTAACCTAGAAGTTTCTCCAAATGATACTACTAGTCCAGTTACCAAGATCAGAGTTGTTAGTGATAATCCTAAGAGTTTAGAGTTATCTCAGCAACGCAGACAGACTATTGTTACTTTCTTTGCAGATAGTGGCAGAAATATGTCTGAGTTTAAAGGTAGTTATAAAGTTACTGAAAAGCCATTTGGTTGGTCTGGTAAAGTAGCAGTTTATTTAACGCCTAATAAATCTGATATGTCTGGATATGATACCATTCAGTTTTAAGAGTGTTAGTAGGTAGGGAACTTAGGTTCTCTACTTACTAATTTATTAATACCCTACAATAACGGCATAGAAGAAGGAAAGGAGCCCTAACTATGAACAACTTAAATACTGATACTGAAGAGTATCAAATGATTACCGAATTAGACTCTGTATTGAATTGTAATAACAGAGTAAATAATAATTACTTCTATACTGGTTTATCAATGGAAGAACTTACTGAGTTGTATGAATTACTAACTATTAGTTTACAAACACTAATTAGTAGTAATGTATTTGGTAAGTTGCGAAGAATAACCAGAAGTAGAAATATAACTTTGATTGAAGAGGCAAATAGATCAGTCTCAAATAATTGAAGGGGATAGTGTGCTATTTAGGGAACTTAGGTTCTCTATTTAGCGCATTTATTAATAGGCTACAATACAAGGATATTTAGCAAAGAAATGCTTGTCAACTGAGTTGAACTCAGCCGAGAGGTAGCGATTTATATATGAAGCGTAGAAAATGAAGAAAGAGAAGAGGTTGACCAGTTTACTGGATTACCTTGACGACAGTATATAAAGGCTAGTGACAAGCAGATAAATTAAAGAATTTGCAATAGGTTAGCTATCTATTGTGAATAGTTCGTAAGCATGTATAATGTGTATTAACCCGCATCATGCTAGTTTGGTGTCGATAGATTATGAGCATATTAAATGATATGTGAGTAGCTACAAAAGTAGTACCAATTGAATGTTGCATACAATGATAACGAGTAGGTTATCGCCAGTAAAAGCATAGAATACAAGGTCAATTTTAGTCGAGCCTTGCTATGTCATATGATTAATACGATGGATAAGAGTGGAGACACTATCAAACTTATCTGAGTATGCCAGTTATGGTATGAGTATGGATTGGTAGTGGATACGATATCCACTAGATTAAATCAACAGCATTGTGAGTATACTCAAATCTCACACGAACAAAGTAGACTATAGGCTATCACTAGTCTGTAGTCTACTAAGTTTTATTTATTAACTAATAACCTACAATAGGAGAATAAGATGAATAGAATATTCAGTAAAAACTACATTACAAGAGATCTTATGTTAGGATTGCAAAGAATAATGTTATTTATAACTTTGGCAATATCTAACTTTGTTACTTGGATAGTTTTATTACACAGATTTGACAGTAAATATAATATGTATGAAGGTGACTATTTAATGTACCTATCTAATGAAGCACTAAAAGGCTCTGGATACTGGTTTGCATTTGTTAGTATCTTTCTTGTATTACTATTTATTAATAATCTACAATACTTATCAAATCTAGTCTTTAAGAGTGTCAAATAATGAAGAAAATGATACTTGCGAAGATAAATAATCATTTGAAAGACTTGATAAGGAGAGAGATCAAGAAAGAGGCTAAAAAGAAGAAGAAATCGGTCAGTTATTATGATTTGGTCACAGATCAATCAGAAAACTGGAGATAATAAAGTGCTGCTAATGGACTAGCATACCTCCTAGTCCAAGCACTTTTAGTTAAACCAAAAGGAGAGAAAGATGAATATAGTAGAATTCTTCATATCAAATGAAAGATTAGATTACTTCTATAATCAGACAATGCAAGAAACACTATCCTCAATAAAAGATTTAGACTATGTAATAGATGTTGATGATATAGC